GTTGTAAAAACTAAATTGCTTGTTGCCATTGTTACTTCTCCTAATTAATTAAAATTTTAATCCCATGCAGATAATAATTCTTCCAAGTCTAACTCACCGCTATCTGCAACGGGGGACTTGTTTTCCTCTGATAAAAATACATTTTTAACGTCTTCTGAATTAACACTTACAGTCAATTCAATAGCTCGTATAGCATCTTCAGATAAACTTTTTTCTGAACATGCTTGGTAGTCTTCATCAGTAATTATTTTAATAGGCTTAAAACCTATCTTAGTGTTTTGAGAGTTGGGGTCAAAAGACATGCGAGAAACTATAGCCATTAAAGTCTGACCATTAGCTCGTACATAATCTGAGTATTGATGTAGTGGTTTACGTTCAGGTGTGCCCACACCAAATATAGATTGTGCAGGGAGTGTCACTTGATATATGTCGCCCTCTATATCATCGGCCTTCACAACCGCAATCCTTCGGCTAAATCTACATGCTTTTGTGCCACGAGGACCTGAACCTTTTATGTTTTGAGGGCATTGGACACAAGTTTTACCTTGTGGTGATTCAACCTTACTATCAGGGTTTCTACTGTTTGACGACCAACACACAGGTGGTTGAACTTTTACGCCCGGAATATAATCAGTATCATAGTACATACGATGCACATAAGGGGATGCATTTATTATAACTACATCTAGGTGCGCTTCGTCTGACTTGTCAATCTCTTGACCATTAACCATGAGCCTAAAAGCATTATCACGTATAGAGATGCGCTTAGCGGTAACCGTATTAGCAGTTATGCTACTGGTGAAGCTATCAGTTTTATGTGTAGCTGTAAGAGTAGCGTCAGCAAAAATGTCTGCGCCATCACTCATTTGTTTTCCTTGTACTCTTTGTTCTTACGAATTGATACCGTGTATTCACTTGTCGCCTGTAGTCCTGGAGGACTTAATTCGGGGTTATTAAGCATAAATTCTTTCATGTTGCCTTGACTAATTCTTTTTTCCATTAACTCAAGTACATCATTAGCCTTCAAAAACTTATGCATCTCAGGCCAGTCGGAAGTCCAATACCTTGTTTTAAGTGTGCGAGACAATGTGCCTACTGGAGTTTTTAAACTTGTCACATTAAGTTGTCGGCACGCTTCGTTTAAAGCATTTTGTACTTGGGAGCGTTTAGCTTTAATGTCCTTGACTTTAGTTTCAAGTTCTTCAATAGCCTCGCGCATCTTCAGTTCGGTCTGCATCAACTTCTCAATTTGGTTGTCATCTAAATCCATAATGGTCCTCTCTTTTTAATTGACATTGTATTGTAATTCACTTTATGGACTTTGTCAAATAATTCCTAATTCTTCTCTATATAAATCCACCAGCTTGGTGTGATTCTCTACTTTGCCTTGAAGCATTTTGTATACCCTGTGTTCTACAGGGCTACCTAGTAGGTGTACTACGGTCATAGAATTCTTTTGACCGGCTCTATCCATACGAGCACAACATTGTATATATGTTTCTACTGACATGACAGGGCTCCAAAATACAACCACGTTAGCCGCGTGTAACGTAACTCCATGTGACGCCGCTTGAGGTTGAATGATTAAAACCTGTGGACTTTTTTTCTCTTGAAAATTTTTAAATATCTGTGAACGTTTTAACATAGAGACGTCACCTGTAATACAATCGTTAGTAATTTTTAACTTCGTTAACTCCGTGGTTAAAGTCTTTATACTATTTCTAAAAGGACAGAACACAATTACTTTGTGACTCGCTTCTTGTATAATTTCTTTAAGTGCCGTTAACCTATTAGATATATCAAACTCTATAACTTGTTGTGTATCCGTGTAAACCGCTCCCGCACTTACTTGTAATAATTTAGTTAGCATACTAGCCGCATTTACAACAGTAACTTCTTCGCTAGATGCTTCCATATATGCATCTTTCTTTAGTTGATTATAATACTTTGTCTGTTGAGGAGTTATCGGGACCTCTCGTGTGGTATATAAAACAGGTGGTAAGTCTAAGCACTCGTCTTTTGTGTGCCTTATAGCGGGCTGGAGAGTTTTAAACACTATGTCTTGAGCGTTGATTCTAGGCACCCAAGTAAACTGGCTCACCTTTTGCATTACCATATCTTTAAATGTCCCTGCATATTTAGGTACCCCTTTAGGATTAACTAATTTAGCAAGTCCGTATGCGTCAGCGGGAGATTGCGCGGCTGGTGTTCCTGTCATTAACCATACCCACGTGTCATCATTAATAATTCTGTTTAGTGCTTTCCATCGGCGTGTTGATACAGTTTTAATATAGTTAGCTTCGTCTACTACTATTAAATCAAATCCGCCATTTTTAATTTCTTTCTCGACAATTTCAATACCATCGTAATTAATAATTACGACCTCTGTATTTTCAGCTAAAACTTTTTTTCTCTTAACTGGTGTCCCATGGGCTAACGCTACAGTCCTGTGCATAGCTGTTTTAAAAAAATCTGATTGCCACGCGGCTTGCATTATAGATAGGGGACACACCACCAACATTCTTTTTACTGTGCCTTGTAGCATTAAATAATCTGCAGCCCATATAACACCTGACGTTTTCCCTGTGCCTGCTTCACTTAAACAATAAGCTCGTTTGTGTTTAGATAAAAATTCAGATGTTTCCTCTTGGTGTTTAAAAGGCTTAAAAATTCCAGGCCAAGTGTAGTCTTTTTTAATTCTACTTGGAACGTTTTTTAATCGTAAGCTTGTTAGGTCGGCTATTTCATTAACACCCCAGTGTACAGCCACACTATGCACACCATTGGGATATGATGCAATAACCTTACTTTTCTTTATCTTTTCAATAATCGAGTCAGGGTTTTTTGTGTTAACAATTAAGGCTCGGTCTTTATATATTTCCATTATCTAACTATCTCCACTTCCGATTGGGTTTCTATCCAAACATGTGCACCACATGATAGTGGTTTGTCTGGGCGGTACACTACTTTAGAGTCGCCTTTTATATTTACTTCATGTGCATAGGTGTTGCTCTTGTATGTCTTAACCGTCAATACAGGTTCTTCTACCTTTTTCTTTCTGTTTGACTTTATAACATGTTGGTTAACATGGATAAGGGTCTTCATTAATCATCTTCCGTAAATAAAAAGCATGGGGTGTTTTCCCCTACATACGCGCCCATCATGTTGAACTCAAAGTATTCTATTGCGTCTATCTCTTCCATCTCATCCTCGCGCATAAGTTTAGCAATGACACACTGATAGCTATAACAAATCTTATCCTGGTTATCAATTCCCCGCACTACCCCAATAATACAGTCATCAAAGTGGTCCATAACTAAAAGGCCATCATACATTTCGTGTAACATTATTAATCCTTGGTAAAAGTTCTTGTATCGACTCCGACAAATCCGCACGACTGGACTTCTGTAATACTAAAAGAAAATGCGTTGCGTGATACATGGTCATCAGGTAGGTTAGCATACTTTTCTAAAATACAACTCGCCGCCTTGTGTTGTGAACAGTGTTCTTTAAAGTATTGCATGGCAATAATGCAGTTGGGGAAGTTGCCCACGTACTCATTGTCTGTATAGCTTCCCGATAAACTGACTACAAGAATAAAGATTCCCTCACCTATCATACTAATAACCCCAGTAATATTCATCACCCTTACAGTCACATGCATCTGGTGGGTTATGACAACCTATACATCTTTTGGTTAGCCCCATCTTAATTCTTTCATCATCCTCTGCTACAATGTCGTCTTCCCATTGTTGTTTTAGTTCATGTACCGATACAAACTTACTATGCTCTATCATTTTAGCCATTACAATAACCTCCAGAGTACATACAGTGTTTATATATTAATCGTTATTTATCATAGCACAGGCAAATAAAAAACGCACTATAAATATATAATGCGCTTAAAGAGCTATACTTTAGGGAGATGTTAAGTTTTTTTTGTTCTTTTTTTAGTTGTTCTTTTTTTAGCTGTTTTCTTTTTAAATATTCCAGGAGTGTTTTTACGTACAGACTTGTCGGAGTTTCTATCAAAGGAACTATTATCTGCAAACGATACAACTTTTAAATTGCCTGGTCTATTAGTGCCGCCTTTACTTATAGGTTTTTTGTGCTCGATAGAAGTACCGTCTCCTACCTTTGCCTTACCTGATTTAATAGCGGCTTTTCTAACTTTGTTACGTTGTACTCGCGCTTTAATTTGCGCAGGTTTAGACTTGTAAATTTCATTTTCTCTTTTATAGTTTCTTTTCTTTTTAATTGCCATTTTTATTTTCCATTATGTGCGCAGCTAGCTACAGGACACCATCTACACCCAAAGTTAGGCACAGCATTAAATACGTTTGTGCTATACGCAGTGTCAATCCTATGTATCATTTTACCCCATTCCTCAAACATTTCATCAACTTTTTTAACGTTATAGTCTTCTTTTATCAGCTCTTTACTGACTAAAAACATAAGCGCAGACTTGATGTTCTCTACTTCAGGGAAGTGTTTAAATACCCCTACTCCCATCAAGGACAATTGCCTGGTGTCAGCATACTGACTAGACTTTCCTGTTTTATAATCAATGACAGTGGCTAACTGTTTATCTTTATCAATGATTAACAAGTCCAATACTCCACGCCACCATACATTGTCATCAAAAAATCCAGTAGGTTCAAGGTCTATAGTCAAACCAATCTTGTGTTCACAGTATATATCTCCTGGTATTTGTTTAACCTTGTCTAAAATAGATTGAAACATATTAAACTTTTCAGGGAGGGGTACACCGTCACGTACATATAACTCAGCGGCTTTGTGAACTTCGTTACCATATAAAAAATGTTTTTGATTAGGGTCGGTCTTAACATCTTTAGACACATACAGATGATAATATTGCTTTGGGCATTTCTCAAACGTTGTTGCCGCAGAGTATGACCATGTTTTTAATTTAGACATTATTTAGCATCCATATAGTTATCCCCAACTCCTATTTCACAGTCGAGGGGTAAGTCGGAGCACCATTCGGGAGCAGTAGTCATACACTGCTTCACATATGATACACATTCGTCTGTTTCTTTTTCAGGACACAGCATAACAAGTTCATCGTGCACTGTCATCACAACTCTATATCTTTTAGCCACGGCTATAAGGTGGTCACCTATGATATCACGTGCTAAAGATTGAATACACCTTTGAAATACTTTAGCTGGGTGTATGTACTCAGGTAATAAGTTATACCCCATCTTTTTGTCATACACCCAAGAATCTCTACCTTCTTCGTTTTTAATCTGTCTTAGATTAGGTAAGTGCAGTATCATACCGTTAGGTTTTTTCATACCATGCATGCCATACTTGGAGTCTATTACCGTTTGAATTACATTACCGTTACCCATTTGAAAACTTTGACCACTCCGAACAGCGTTTAATAGTTCCCCCGCATCGGCCCACGAAGCTAATAGCTCAGGATTACTATCTCTATAAGCATACACAATATTTTTAACCTCGTTGATATCCCTGTCGACACCTCCTTGTTTTAATATTGCGTGCATTTTGTTTGCTCCAACACCATATATACCTGATAAATTTACTACCTTAAATATAAAACGTAAGTCTTTGTCAACTTCGTTATAGTCTATGTTCATAATTTGACTGGCGGATTGCTTATACAAATCAATACCATTTCTTATATCATCTAACTTGTTGTGAGCTTGAGCAAACCAAAAAGCTAATCGAAGTTCTATGTTACTCAAATCAGATGCTACTATTTTAAAGCCTTCGGGTGCACATATGGCTCTCCGCAATTGAGATGAGCGTGGTAAATTCTGTAGGTTTATGCCATCAACACCACTCCATCTATGGGTGACTGTCGCACCAGAATATTTTAGGGGCACAGGCAGACGTCCTCTGTTGGCAATGTGTATAAAGTTTTCTGTACGTGTTTCTTCTAGGGTTGATTTATTACCAAGCCTTGCCTGTACTATGGCTTGAACCATGGGGTTTTCGTGATTCATAAGCTCTTTAAAACCTTCATCAGTTTTAGCGAAAGCGTATGTTTCTTTTCCTGTGGTCAAAGATATTTTTTTAGGCGGTTCTACATCAAACTTTTTAAGTACCTCAGCAAACTTAGGGTTAGACATTAGGTCATCTTTATTCATCCCTGATTGAGACAATAACTCTTCTTTAACTTTTTTAACGTGGTCTAAATGTTTTAGTAGCAGTCCTTTGTTTAACTGTAGTTTCGGCACTGTAAACATTCTTATAGTTAAGTCAATAAGCTTTATCTCGGTTGCTGTAAAATCATTAATCATTGCGTAGAATAAATGGTAGGTAAGGACCACATCATTAATACAATAGGCTCCATACTTTGAAAGCTCGTTAGGTCTAAAGTCCGTTCGGTGTTTACCTAAAGCATCTAAAACTTCTGTTCCCTTTTCACCGATGTTATAAACTTTAGCTAAATTTTTAAGCGATACTGACTCAACAAGCCCATGTAGTATCTGCCCCATACCCATAGTGTCCATAAGGCCTTTAGGGTCTATATCGAAAATCCAATTTAAAATAGCCCCATCAAAACGCATGTTATGTCCTACGACAAAACTGTTGTCAAAATCATAGCCGCTTAAAAATTGTTTTATTTCTTGGTGGGTTCCAGAACACCAGACGGTGTCCTCTTTGTTCTGCTTTATGGCAACGCCAATAACTTCAAACTTATCGTCACGTATATACTCTTCTGTAGTATATTTTTTTAATCCATAGTTCTTATCATAGTAGGTTTCAAAATCAATTACTATTATGTTGTTCATTTAATCCTTTCAAAACAGCGTTAAGTTCATTATAAACTTCCATTGATATTCCAGACTTATGATGCCTGTGTTTCTCTATGGTTTCTTTGACATTAACTTCTAGTATTTCACAGTTCTCTAACTTATGCAAACTTATTCTTTTTTTACGGAGCGTCGAACTTATGATAGGAATTAAAAAAGCGTGTGACTTTGTAGTGCGTAGGAGTATAGCTTGTAACTTACCTATCTTTATTATTGCGGGGAGATTCATAACTTATAGGTTGCCGTATGAGCGTCTCGACAATCGGGGGAACACCAGCGACGACCATCTTTAATATCTATATCATGTTGGCACCACAAACATTTATTCGAGTGGTTAACAGGGGGCTTTGTAATCCTAATGCTCTTAATGCTCTCAGTAATTCTATTGTGCATTTCGTCATTAGCTAGGTCTATCTCATCACTCATCTTTATGCTTTTCCTTTTCCTGTGTAATTCTTTTTTCCGCATACCATACTAATTTTTGTAAATCTTCAATTAAATTATTCTTGTGTAGACATCTTAACAGGTATTTACCACACTGCCATAGCAATGGTTCGGTAGGGAAAAATTCTTGTAGAATGTTAATTACTTCCCACTTGTGTTTTGTATAGTGTTTAGGGTTGTTCACATTATCATTTTTTATTTCTTTGCAGGTATGTTGTCCCATATGTACCCTTCGAGTAGTTTGTGGTTGTGTTCGTCTATTATGAAAGCTATGCCACCATTTTTAGTTATAGCTTCTAGATTTTTTTGTTGGAGCACTGTAGGTGTATTACCATTAGCCTTACACTCTATCCCAATAAATACTCCTTGATAGCAAGCTACTATGTCAGGTATACCTACACTCATGTAC